TCTAGGCTCACATCATCAAAATAGGCGGCCAGCGCTAAACACTTAAACGCTGTAGCAGCTTTATGATGCATTTTGCCCTGTGTAGGCGTGTCAATGTTTTTAAGCAGTCTGGCATCCAGTAGCCCATTCATTTGGCCGGCTAGATCAGATGGCATCACAATAGGTGTAACAGGGTAATCAATCATCAGATTTAGGCCCAAATATCTTAGGGGAATTAACCCTAGTTTTAGCGGCCACCCCATTTCCTATACCGTAAAAAACTATGGCTGAAATGATAGGTAGCCCAGCCTCCTGGCTAATTTTACTGACGGCCAAAAGCACAGTGATGCACACCAGCGCCAGCATCAAAATCAAAAATTTGGGGCTGTTATCTATTTTCACGCTGGCCCCATATCCTCAACAAATAAAAATGATTGAAAAAATAGGTTGCGCTGTAACAATGGTGTACCTGTTGTTGAAGTCGTACTTGCGGCACCGATAATGGTGACAGAACCTGCGCTAAAGGCATTGACTACAACTGCGTTTATAGTGCCTAATATTTTGACTGCAGCACTGTTGCTTAAAACGGTTGAAGTGAATTGGGTGCCTGCGGTGTTTGTCTGAAATATTTTAATGTTTGTTTGTCCGCTGGCCGCTGATGTTGTTTCAACAATCGGTTCGTAATAGGTGATCTTGTAGTTACGGTTTGCTATCGCCGTAAAAGTGACGGACATTCCTGTTGTCGCCGTCATAGTGGTAGTCAGCGTGTAACTGGTTGTCGAGTTCGCTTTAGCGACTATCCCAAACGGGAACTGGTTGGCCTGGGTAGCTGTAAATACAGCCCCGGAAACGAACGTGACATTGGGTGAAACTGCCATAATTTTACCTTACTAGACCTTTAGACGGTCTGTGTCAAAAGGCAGGCACAAATCATGCCAACCTATTTTTGTCTAAAACACCTAAATATTGATCATTTAAAATAAAACTTTGGTACTGGTTGGCTGTGACCAAATCGAGGGTAATTATTGTTTGATCAGGGGTCGCAGTAACAGTACGGCCTTTAATTAAAGCCACAACTGTTTGTTCTGGACAGCCGGTAGGCGTATAGGTAATTTCTGCAGGTTGCCAAATAGCCGTTGAAATATCCAACAATTTGTTGTAAAACGGCGCTGAGGCATTAGCGGCAGATTCCATCTGTTTTGAAGTAAACGTTAAAGAAATTGGCGCAAAAATAACGTCACCAAAGCGTTCAACCCAAGACGATGCCGTACTTTGCATTACTTCAGTAAGCGAAAAACCGCCTTGGCCATAACTGCGGAATCGTTGCCCATATTTAGTAGTTGAAGCGTTCTTAAAATCTGTAATAGTTATAGACCCACTAGCGTTAATAATTTCAACATTATTGGTTAACATGCTTTCGTCGTAGCCTGTCCGCAAAGTTTCAAAAGGCAATTCAGTACCAGACACAATGTCGTCTTTAAAAATAAACGTTGTGCGGTTAGCAGCGTTTCTAGTCATTGTAAAATTTAACAACTGGATATGAAAATCTGGTGAAGTTAAAGCAATCGTTGTTGGCATTAACAATGACGGCCCAACAGGTGTAATTAATGTTTGGATTGTTGCGTTTAACGAAGTGCCAACATCAGCTGTATTGCTAAAAATTTCAAAGTCGTCTGTTAACAAATCAACGGTGCAAACGTAAGCAATGCTTGTTGCGCCTAACGTTGGCATTTGTGCAGGTGTAGTTGGCGTATAATTTCGGTAACAATTCGTTACTAAATCGGAAGCATCTATAAAACCGACAACGCTAGTAACGGTGTCGCTTCGACCGCCAGCCGTAAAAGCGTCAATAAAAGATAGCGTCACCGTAGAATACGTGCCGTTGTCGTTTAACTCAAATTTACTAATTATGCCGTGAAACAAATTAAAAGAAGTAGGGACACCGGACACCGTTGTTGTCCCGTCGATAAACACAGCCTGGTTAAACCAATCTATGTCCCCGTAGGTGCCGCCGCCGTCAGGCGTGAAACTTCCCGTAAAGTTTTTGATAGTCATTGCACCGGTACTACTGCCAATTTCAGCCAAGTTGCATTGGCTGTTGACATAAAACGATTGCACCTGGTCTGTAATGTCATAAGTGCCAGACAGGTTGCCTATTTCAATGGTATACGCTGTTTGCACGCCCATTTAGAAACGTACTTTTGATGTTGTCTGTAAAGGTATTGCGCCGTTACGCCTCACATATTCTTGTATAGCAAACGCCACAGCGTTAGGGTCAGCGCCAGACACGTTAATTGTAATATTGTTAGCCATGCCAGCTGCCCCGCCCATGCCTTGACTGTTTGACATTGCAGGCGAAACAGGGTATTGGTCCCAGCCAATACCTTTGCTAAACCCATCTTCGTTTGTCAGGTTGCCCGACCCGCCATTAAGTTTGTCAATGGTGTCAATGCTTACGCCAGGAATAAGGTTTGCAGCAGTAATGACAGCGTTAATAAGGGTAATCCAGGTGTTTGCAAAGTTTGCAACCATTGTGCCTATAAACGATAAAACGTTGTCAACGATGTTGCGGAAAGTTTCAAATTTTTGGTATGCGGCGACGACAGCAAATCCTAAAGCAATGACGGCGGCTGTGATCGCTACGGCAGGGTTTAACATCATGGCTGCATTAACGGCAAGAATTGAGACAGCCAAAATTCCCATGCTGGCAATAACTAACGCCAATATTTCAGGGTTCGCCGACGCCCAATCCGAAAACTTTTGCACAACAGGCAAAACCTTTTCCATAATAGGCAAAAATGCTTCACCAATAGCTTCTTTAGTTTCGTTAAAAGCAATACCCAGTTTCTTCATGCCACCCTGGGCCGTGTTTGCCGCAGCTGCGCCAGCGCCACCAAAGTTTGTTTCCAAAATTGCTAACACATCGTTAAAATCTGCGCCGTCTTGAATCAGGGTGAACAATTCAGGCGACAACGCTTTAAGGCCTTTAGTGTTGCCCGCATAACCTTTTGCTAACGCTTCAGAAACACTAGCCAAATCAGCCCCTGTTGCCGCTGAAACGTCAATGGCGACATTCAGCAAATCTTGCGCCATGACAACATCTTTTGTAGCTGTCAACAGGTTTTGTAAAGCAGGCCTAGCTTCACCGTCAGAAACAGCGACAGACTGCCCAAGGCTAGAAATATATCTTTCAACGCTAGCAATCTGTTCGTCAGTAGCGCCGGTGCTTGCTCGAATCTGCCTAGCAAGGTTGGCCTGTTCTGCCTGGTCCTCAATAGCTGCACTAACAGCCGAACCGATAACGGCAACTACAGCGCCTAAAGCAGCAGCAGCAGGGACAGCGGCTTTCTTGATAGCAAATTGGGCTTTCTCCCCTGCTGTTTCTAGGCTTTTAAATTGTTTGATCGCCTGCTTAATACCAACGTCTTTAAATTCTGTAATTAGCGGAATTGTTATGCCAGCCATGATCAGTACCTCAATTTTGTTTCAGTTTTAGCCGCTACGCCTGCAACTAAATCAGCCAGGTTGCGTCTAACTTCATCTTCTTTAGCTTCAGCTGCGGGCCACATGCTTCGAGACGCACCGCCAAAACGACGTGTCAACGCTTCACCAAAACTGTTTGTCGTCGCCCTGCCTGCAATGTCAAAGATTGAACCGCTGGCGTCTTTCTGTTGCACAGTTAAAAACGCTGCCTTACTAGGACGCAACGACACTTTGACCCCACGCACAGCCTTAGTTTGCACATAAGGGAAAATCTGCCTGCCTTTAACTGTCCATTTGCGGGCCATACCAGATAGCGGCGCTGGGCCTGCATTGTTTAGCGTTGCCTGGGCTTCAAGGGTAATCGGTTTAAGCGCTGTGACTGCTTCCTTGCGAAATTCCTTAAACACTTCAGGTTCCAAAGTTTTAAGCGTTTTAACAGCGTCACGGATTCCCAAAACTTCGGTTTTCATCGTTACGCCAGACATGCCTATTTCCTTTCGTTTAACACCTTTAAAACCGTTGCGAGGTCGTTAGTGTCAAACTCTACTTGATGAGGCCAATACCCTGTCGTTGCCAACAGTTGCGCTAAAGCGTAACGGTATTGACCTCGACGGTAGGGTTTTCGGCTTCATTATCTACGACTTCCAAAATTACAATTTTTTTAATAAAATCGTCAAGCACTACCGGCACGACTACGCCGTTTTGCTGTAATGCCGTATGCGCCATAAACGCTAAATCTTCCATGCCGATTCCCTCAGCAATTTTGGACGCTTTAGTTTTAAATCGGCGTTCCCATGCAACAATGGTGAAAAGGTTGGTGCTGATCTCAATAGGGCCGTCGCCCTGGTCTACACGTAGCGTAAGTTTCATGTCGGGTTCCTTTGTTTGTAGGTTGAAATCAGTCGTCCGTAGTTAGGACGCCGCCTTTGAAAGTAATTGAGATAGTGCTTAATTCGCCCATGGAGGCGTTTATGACAGGCAAGGCTTCCAAGTAGGCGCCTGTAAGGGTAAATCTGGGTTCCGTTGGGGCTGGTACGGTTAAGCCGGCGACGGTGTTTGAAATGACAACGTTAGTCGTAGTGCCAACTAAGGCCGCAAGTGTGGCGTACGTTTCTGCGGCTGCATAGGACATATACAAGTCAAGGGTAATTTCTTGATTAAACAGGCCTGAAACAAACACCCGTGACGTGCCACCAAAACTAGTTGACTCAAGTGCCTCTGCCGTGTTT